CCAAACACTAACATTAACACTAAACACTAAACAAAATGGCAAAATTTATCAAAATCCCTTTATCAGGAGTTACAGGGCAACCAGAAATTCTAGTAGATTCTTCATCTATTGTATCAGTAATTGCAGGAGATGTAGCAGGACCAGGAGCTAATCCAACTCTAAAAACTAGAATATTAACTAAGAGCGGAGTTACAGGATATCAAACTCTTGAATTAACTCACACAGCTGCATTAGCACCTGCTTCAATTGTAGGAGCAATCAATGCTGCTATTAAAGCTAATCCAGGTGGAATTATTTCTACTGTTGGACAACCAGTTAATACTGCTCAAAACCCAGATCCAAACGCTGGTGGACAAGGACGTCAACCAATTGTTGCTGACGCAGTTTATGTAATTTACACAGCAGCTGACTGGAGCTAATTATGAGATCAACAGGTTTAGGAGACGATATAGAAAAGTTTACTAAAGCTACTGGTATTAAAAAAGTAGTAGACACAATGAGCAAGGGGTTAAATATCCCTTGCGGTTGTGCTGCTAGAAAAGGAGCATTAAATAAAATGTTTCCATATAAAAAATAACTATGGCTTTTAAACTCAATAATCCTCCTTATAAAATTGATAATACTCCAGTTTACAATGTAGACATGGAAGATGGTGTAATGGGTAAAGCAAATAACAATGGAACTATAATCTTAAACAAAGATTTAGATCCATCAGAATGCGCAGAAGTTATTGCGCATGAAAAAGTACATTTAGATCAAATGAAACGTGGTGATTTAGATTATGACGATGATTTTGTGTACTGGAAAGGAAAGAAATATTCAAGAGCTGAAATGGAAGAAGGTGCTAAAAACCTACCATGGGAAGCTGAAGCATATAAAAACGCATAATGAATTTTTCAGAAAGAGGTTATCTAAGTGATAGTCCAGATGTAGACAAACATCAAAATATAATACAAGGAAATAAAATAACAATGAAAGGTGTTAATTTTAAAGTACTAGGAACTGATGATAGAGGATATACTAAAGTAATGTATCCTGGATATGATTATACATTTCCAGGTGCTAAATACGTGATAGAAACAAAAATAAAATGAAAAAGATTTGGCAATGGTTAAGCGGTAACGTCATTAAAGATGTTGGTGAAGTTATTGACAAGCTAACAACTACGGAAGAGGAAAAACTTCAAATAAAAAAAGACATACAAGTTATAGTTGAAAAAGCAGCTGCTACAGCTGAAGATCAAATAACAAAACGCTGGGAATCTGATATGACATCAGACTCTTGGCTTAGTAAAAACACGCGTCCTATGGCGCTTATATTTCTATCTTTTATGGCTATAGCTTTTATATGGGTTGATAGTCATCACGAAATATCTTTTACAGTAGAACAAGAATGGATAGAATTATTAAAACAACTATTAACAACAGTATACGTGGCTTATTTTGGATCACGTGGTTTTGAAAAATATAAATCAATAAGTAATAAATAAAAAAATGAGTAAATTTGGAATAGATAATGGTATTGCAGGTAAATCAATGCGTGCCGTAGGTAAAGTAGGAACTCCAGACGGTTTACCAGGTTGGGTTTTTGAAAACCAAACAGGTGTATTAGGTAAACTTTTAAATAGCTCTGTAGTTTGGTACGACGTAGCTACAGGATCTAAAGAAATATCTGTAATACCAGGTGGAATCACTTTAGGTAATGCTAAAGAATTTAGATGGGGATCAGCGGTTCCAAACACCAATGTTGGTAGTAATTATACTCAGGATTTTACAACTACAGATCCTCTTCCTTGTTCAAACAATATGGCTCAAGGGTTAACTTTAAAAATAACAAACCTAGACGGAAGTGGTGGTATTACTGGAGTAGAAGTTGTAAACGGTGGTTCTGGTTATAATGTAGGGGATTTAGTTACTGTTGTAGAAGCTGGTAGACCAGCTGGCTCTGTAGATGCTGTATTAAAAGTGCATAAAGTAGGAAGAGGAATACCAAATGCTGATCAAGCTACTATATTTCATGTTCAAGGATGTGGTATACTTCCTATAGCTGTAGATTATATCACAGAATTAGAAGCAGGACTTCCAGAATCTGATATAGTAATATTAAAGTAAAAATCTAATATATAGGTGACTATATAAATATATAATAACAATTAAATTAAATTAAATTATGGCAAAAGCTAAAAAAATCAAAGAAGAGCAGTTAAAGTTAGTTAACACTCAACAAACTCAATTGAATGAATTACTAAGATCGATTGGTGTTCTTGAAGTGCAAAAAATGAACGCGCACACTAGAATTGACAAACTTAGTTCTGAAATTGAAACTACCAAAAAAGAACTAGAAGATGAATACGGTTCAGTTAATATTGATCTTAAAGATGGATCTTATACTGATATAGAAAAAGAAGATGCCGAGTAATATTAGAAAAATTAGTATTGGATCTGACTACAAAAATGATGCCATGCATTATTCAGTAGGTCAACAGGTTTATGGTGGTCATGAAATATCTCATATACTCTTTGAAGATTCAGATAATTCTTATAATATACATATAAAGAAAAGCAACGAAGTATTGCCGTGGAAGAAATTTAACTCTAACATGGCAATATCAGTTGAGTATGATTTAGAGTATTAATGAAAAGTTTATATGATTTTATTGTAGAACCTTTAGGTGAAAAATACAATAATACAGTAAAAATTGACAACAAAGAGTTGGTAGTTAATACTAAAATAGAAAACTGGAAGTTTGTAAATAGATTAGCTAAAGTTATAGAAACACCAGTTGCTTTCGCAACACCTATTAAAAAAGGTGATATAATTATTATACATCAAAATGTTTTTAGAACTTTTTACGATATGAAAGGTAAAAAGAAAAAAAGCAGATCATGGTTTAAAGATAATTTATATTTTTGTTCTATTGATCAAATTTATTTATATAAAAACAAAACTGGTTATCATTCATTTAACGATAGATGTTTTATACAACCTATCAAAGATAATCAAGATCTAACACTAGATAAAGAGCGCAGTCTTGTTGGTATATTAAAATATGGCAATAGCTTCTTAAACAACCTAAAAATAACTCCTGGTGACCTAGTTGGCTATACGCCTAATGGTGAGTGGGAGTTTTTAGTTAACAATGAAAGACTTTATTGTATGAAATCTAATGATATTGTAATTAAGTATGAAAACCAAGGAAACGAAGAAAAGTATAATCCTAGCTGGGCAAGTAGCAGTTGAAGAATTAATAAAGGTAGCTAAAGAACCTATTGTAGATTCAGACGATGATATATCTGCTGATCGTTTAAAAAACGCAGCAGCAACAAAAAAATTAGCAATATTTGATGCGTTTGAAATATTAAATAGAATACAAGAAGAGCAAGATATGTTAGATGAAAAACCTAAAGAAATAAAGCAAAGTAATTTCAAAGGCTTTGCAGAAGGTAGATCTAAAAAATAATGTATCAACAAACTCTATATAAGATATTACCCGACCACATAAAACCTAAAGTTCTTAAACGAATGAATAGGTACAACAAGTGGGAATACGGTTACAACGAAGATCACGACATGGTCGTAATAAGTAAAACCGGTAAAATTGGAGAGGTTTATGAAATACAAAACCTAAAAATAGCTTTGCCTGAAAAAAAAGATATTCATACATTTGATAACAACAAATGGAATAAAACTGAATATCCTAAGGTTCTAAGTAAGATAAAAACAACGTTCGACTGGAAGCAATATCCACAAGATTTTAAAGAAAAATGGTATGATTACATTGATAAAGAGTTTACCCGTAGGGAGGAAGGTTTTTGGTTTTATAACAAAAGCGTTGCTACTTACCTTACTGGTACTCATTACATGTACTTGCAGTGGAGCAAAATTGACGTTGGGGCACCAGACTTTCGGGAATCAAATAGATTATTCTTCATTTTCTGGGAAGCTTGTAAGGCCGATATACGATCCTACGGACTGTGCTACCTTAAGAATCGTCGATCAGGCTTTTCCTTTATGGCATCAGGAGAGGTGGTCAACTTGGCTACAATATCCTCCGACTCTAGATATGGAGTATTATCTAAGACTGGACCTGATGCGAAGAAGATGTTTACAGACAAGGTGGTACCGATATCCGTTAATTACCCATTCTTTTTCAAGCCGACCCAGGACGGTATGGACAGGCCCAAGACCGAGCTTGCCTATCGTGTCCCAGCCACAAAATACACCCGTCGTAAGCTTACCTCGTCCACCACGGAAGAAATTGCCCAAGAAGAATTACAAGGCTTGGACACCACAATCGACTGGAAGAATACAGGTGACAACTCCTACGATGGTGAGAAACTCAAACTCCTCGTCCACGATGAGAGCGGTAAATGGGAAAGGCCGAACAACATCCTCAACAACTGGCGTGTTACGAAAACCACCCTTAGATTAGGTAGTAGAATTATTGGTAAGTGTATGATGGGAAGTACATCTAATGCCTTAGATAAAGGCGGTAGAAACTTTAAAAAATTATATGATGACTCAGATGTTACTAAAAGAAACGCCAATGGACAGACTCGCAGCGGATTATATTCTCTGTTCATTCCTATGGAGTGGAATTACGAAGGATACATTGATTCTCATGGCGTACCTGTCTTCGACACACCAAAAAACCCTGTTGAAGGACCGCATGGTCAAAAAATAAAACTAGGTGTAATAGAGTACTGGAACAACGAGGTAGAAGGATTAAAAGATGATCAAGACGGTTTAAATGAATTTTATAGACAGTTTCCGCGCACAACTAAGCACGCATTTAGAGATGAATCAAAAGAGTCTTTATTTAATCTAACTAAAATATATCAACAGATAGATTTTAATGAAGATTCTAAAAACGAACTAGCTATAACAACAGGTAGTTTTCAATGGGAAGATGCCAAGAAAGATACTAGAGTTATATTTATGCCTAATAAAAATGGTAGGTTTAAAATAACTTGGGTTCCTCCATTAGAAATGCAAAATGTAAGATATATAAAAAATGGAATTAACTACCCTGGTAATGAATCAGTGGGTGCTTTTGGTTGTGATCCATACGATATATCTGGAACAGTAGATGGTAAAGGTTCTAATGGTTCTTTGCATGGATTAACTAAATTTAGTATGATGGACGTTCCACCTAATCATTTTTTCTTAGAATATATTGCTAGACCACAAACAGCTGAAATATTTTTTGAAGATGTATTAATGGCTTGTGTGTTTTACGGCATGCCAATATTAGTAGAAAACAACAAACCTAGATTACTATATCATTTTAAAAGAAGAGGATATAGAGGTTATGCAATGAATAGACCAGATAAAAAAAGAAATAAACTATCTGTTACTGAAAGAGAAATAGGTGGTATACCAAATTCGAGTGAGGATATAAAACAAGCTCACGCAGCTGCTATAGAAACATATATAGAACACTTTGTTGGACTAAGAGAAAACGGTTATGGAGATATGTATTTTCAAAAAACCTTAGAAGACTGGGCAACATTTAATATAAATAACAGAACTAAACATGATGCTTCTATTAGCACAGGTTTAGCTTTAATGGCTTGCAATAAGCATAGATATTTACCTCAAGCGAAAAGAGAATTAAAATCAGTAGACTTGGGTTTTAAAAAATACGATAACAAAGGAATTACATCAAAAATTATTTAAATGAATATATACACTAACACTAACAGCGCTTTTCCTAGCCAAGTTGTAAGCACTGCTGAAAAAGCAAGTTGGGAGTACGGATCTCAAGTTGCTCAAGCAATAGAACAAGAGTGGTTTGGTCGAGGCAGAACTAGTGGCAATAGATATTTAACTAATTGGAACAATTATCATCAGCTTCGTCAATATGCACGAGGAGAACAAAGCATACAAAAATACAAAGATGAATTGTCTATTAATGGCGATTTGTCTTATCTTAATTTAGACTGGAAGCCAGTTCCTATTTTATCAAAATTTGTTGACATTGTAGTTAATGGTATTTCTTCTAAGAGTTATGATATAAAAGCATATTCTCAAGATCCAGAGTCTATAAGAAAAAGAACCGAATACGCTTCAAAGCTTCAAGAAGATATGGTTGCTAAAGAATATCTTGATAACTTAAAAAATACTTTAGGAATTGATCTTTATCAATCTCCTAATAAAAAAGTAATTCCAGAAACAGCTGAGCAATTAGAGCTTCACATGCAGTTGAGTTATAAACAATCGGTAGAGATAGCAGAAGAGGAAGCTATATCTTCTATATTAGCTCAAAATAAATATGACTTAGTAAGGCGTAGATTGAACATGGATTTAACCGTTTGTGGTATCGCTGCGGCTAAAACAAATTTTAATACAGCTAACGGAGTTACTGTAGATTACGTTGATCCTGCTTATATTGTTCATTCTTATACAGAGGATCCAAACTTTGAAGATATATACTATGTAGGTGAACTAAAGGCTATAACAATACCAGAGCTAAAAAAAGAGTTTCCAGATATTAGCGAAGATGAATTAAAAAGAATACAAGCTATGCCTGGCAACAAGTCTTATGTTACTGGTTGGGGTGATTATGATGAAAACACGGTTCAAGTTTTATATTTTGATTACAAAACTTACCATAACCAAGTTTTCAAAATAAAACAAACAGATCAAGGTTTAATGAAAGCTATTGAAAAAGACGATAGTTTTAATCCACCTGAAAATGATAACTTTGAAAGAGTATCAAGATCTATAGAGGTTTTATATAGCGGTGCTAAAGTTTTAGGAACAAATACTCTTTTAAAATGGGAGTTAGCTGAAAACATGTCTAGACCTTATGCAGATACTACAAAAGTAGAAATGAATTACGCTATATGTGCGCCTAGAATATACAAAGGTAAAATAGAATCTCTAGTTAGCAAATGTGTAGGTTTTGCTGATATAATACAATTGACTCATTTAAAACTTCAGCAAGTTTTATCTCGTATGGTACCAGACGGTGTATATTTAGACATGGACGGACTCGCGGAAGTCGACTTAGGAAACGGTACAAATTATAATCCTGCAGAAGCACTTAACATGTATTTCCAAACTGGTTCTATTGTAGGTAGATCAATGACACAAGACGGTGAGTTTAATCACGGTAAAGTTCCTATACAAGAATTAAATAGTTCTAATGGTCAAGCTAAAATACAAAGTTTAATAACAACTTATCAGTACTATTTACAAATGATACGTGATGTAACGGGACTTAATGAAGCTAGAGATGGTAGTACGCCTGACAAACAAACACTTGTTGGTTTACAAAAAATAGCAGCTAACGCATCTAATGTGGCAACTAGACATATTAAACAGTCTAGCTTGTATTTAACTTTAAAAATAGCAGAAAATATTGCTTTAAAAGTTTCAGATGCTTTAGAGTTTCCATTAACAAGACAAGCTTTAGAAAATTCTATATCAACATATAACGTTCAAACTTTGCAAGAAGTTAATAATTTAAATCTTCATGACTTTGGTATATTTTTAGAATTAGAGCCAGATGAAGAAGAGCAAGCTAAATTAGAAGAAAATATACAAGTAGCTTTACAAAGTGGCGGTATAGATCTTGAAGACGCTATAGACTTGAGACAAATTAAAAATCTCAAGTTAGCAAATCAAATGCTTAAAATAAAACGTAAGCAAAAAATGTTACAAGACCAACAGTCTCAGCAAGCTAATATACAAGCTCAAGCAAATGCTCAAGCTGAAACTGCTGAGAAAACAGCTATGGCTGAAGTTCAAAAACAAGAAGCTATATCAGGTGCTAATGTTCAATACGAACAAGCTAAAAGTCAAATGGAAATTGAACGCATGCAAATTGCCGCTCAAATAGAGCAACAAAGACTACAGCAACAGTTTCAGTATGATATGCAACTAAAGCAAATGGACGTAAAAAGCATGGAAGCAAAGGAAGATAGAATAGAAAACAGAAAAGATAAAAGAACAAAAATTCAAGCAACTCAACAGAGCGAAATGATTGCTCAAAGAAAAAACGATACAGGACCTATTGATTTTGAAACAGAAAACAGCCTGCAACCGTTTCCTACAGTTATATAAACTGTATTATTAATTATTTAATTATATTATATTATGTCAGAAGAAGTAAAAACAAATGAACCTGTTAAACAGGAGGGTGAATTTAAATTAAAAAAGAAAACAACACCTAAAAAACTAGTAGAAACAAAAGATAACATTACAAAAGTAAATGTTAATTCAAAAGAACCTTTAATAGAAGTACCAGATAACATTACTAAGGTTGAAATAAAAAAAGAAGAAGATGCCATTCAAATCGGAGAAACAAAAGAAGTATCTGGAGATACATCACCCGGAGATAGCGTTAAGATGGAAGAACCTGTACAAGAGTCCAACGAGACTACTGAAGGGTTTTCTGCAATCAAAGAAGTAACTGAAGAAGAAGTTAAGAAAGTAGAAGCAGAAGTAAAAGAAGCTATAAGAGATGAAAAAGTTTTAGGTAAACAACTACCAGAAAACATTGAAAAGTTAGTTTCATTTATGGAAGAAACTGGTGGAAGCATAGAGGATTACACTAGACTTAACACTGATTACTCTAAAGTTGATGATAAAACATTATTAAAAGAGTATTACAAAAAAAATAAACCTTATTTAGAAGGTGAAGATATTGATCTTTTGCTAGAAGATTTTTCATTTGACGAAGATTTAGACGAAGCAAAAGACATACGCAAAAAGAAAATTGCGTTTAAAGAAGAAGTTGCAAAAGCTAAAGGCTTTTTAGAGGAAACAAAGAGTAAATATTACGACGAGATCAAGTTGAGACCGGGCGTTACTCAGGAACAACAAAAAGCTATGGATTTTTTCAACCGATATAACAAGCAACAAGAACAAGCTACGTTGCAACATGAGCAGTTTAAAGAAAATACTAAAAAATTATTTAATGACGATTTCGAAGGTTTCGATATTAAAGTTGGAGATAAAAGGTATAAGTATAATATTCAAAATGCTCAAAACGTTGCTGAAAACCAATCAAACATAACAAACCTTGTCGGAAAGTTTCTAGACAGCGAAGGTAATGTTAATGACACGAAAGGTTATCACAAAGCTATGTATGCTGCTGAAAATGTAGATAAGATTGCCGCACATTTTTACGAACAAGGTAAAGCCGATGCAGTTAAAGAAGTGGTTAATAAATCAAAGAACTTAACTGATACAAAAGCAAGATCTCAACAAGGTAATGTTTTTATAAACGGTCTTAAAGTAAAATCAATTAGTGGTGCTGATTCTACAAAATTAAAAATAAAAACAAGAAAATTTAACTAATTAAAAACTTAAAATTATGAGTTTATCTCCACAATTCGGAGGGTTAATCCCTTCACAAGTTCAGGAGGTATTGAACAGCAACTACCTACAATTTAACGGTGGTGGTGCCGCTGGTGATACAAACACCTTTGCACAACAATACTTACCTGAAGTATACGAACAAGAAGTAGAGCGTTATGGAAACAGAACGTTATCTGGTTTTTTACGTATGGTTGGCGCTGAAATGCCAATGACTTCTGATCAAGTGATTTGGTCTGAACAAAATAGATTACATATCGCTTACACTGGTGTTGGCGTAGCTGTCGGTCCTGCTGGTGGCGCGTTTACAGATACAGCTGTAACTTTACCAGCTGCACAAGCTAACGTTGTTTCTATTAATGATACAATTGTTATTTTAGATCCTGTAACTGGAGCTGAAGCAAAAGCTATTGTTACTGATTCTGGAGCTTACGCTGCATCTGGACTTGGTGCTCAAGTTCTTACTGTACAAACTTTTGATAATGTACAGCTTATTCCAGCTAATGGTTGGTCAGCTGCTTTAGATAAAAAGATATTTGTATACGGTTCTGATTACAGAAAAGGAACTGACACTGTTCAAGGTAGCGTTGCTGCTTTAAACCAAGGGCGTATAAGTGTTGATCCTCAGCTTACACAATACTCTAACTCACCAATCATATTAAGAAGCCAATACGTAGTATCTGGATCTGATATGGCACAAATTGGATGGGTTGAAGTTGCGACTGAAGACGGAACATCTGGATATTTATGGTACTTAAAAGCTGAGTCTGAAACAAGATTACGTTTTGAAGATTACTTAGAAATGAGTATGGTAGAAGCTGAATTTAACCAAGTTCCTGCTGCTGGTGCTAACCCAGGTATTCCAGCATCTCCAGGATCTGAAGGTTTATTTGCTGCTATCCAAGCTAGAGGTAACGTACAATCAGGATTTACAGCTGCTGCTGGTCTTGATGAGTTCGATGCTATTTTGAAAAACTTAGATACTCAAGGTGCTATTGAAGAAAACATGCTTTTCTTACAGAGACAAACTGCTCTTGATTTTGATGATATGCTAGCTAGCATCTCTGGTGGATACGCTGGAGGAACTGCTTTTGGTTTATTTGAAAACTCAGAAGAAATGGCTCTTAACCTTGGATTCTCAGGATTCAGAAGAGGTTCTTACGATTTTTACAAAACTGATTGGAAATACTTAAATGACGCTTCTACACGTGGTGCTATTAATGGTATTAATTCAATTGAAGGTGTATTAATCCCTGCAGGAACTTCTACAGTATATGATCAAATTCTAGGAACTAATATCCGTAGACCTTTCTTACACGTTCGTTATAGAGCTTCACAGGCTGATGACAGACGTATGAAGTCTTGGTTAACTGGTTCTGCTGGTGGTGCATTTACTTCAACTCTTGATGCTATGGAAGTAAACTTCCTATCAGAAAGATGTTTAGTAACTCAAGCTGCTAACAACTTTGTGTTATTCAAAGGAATCTAATCATTCACACAGGTAATGTTTACCCCTGATGTAATTTCAGGGGTAATTATTACTTTTATTAACTATTTAATTATATTATATTATGGCTAAAAAAGCTACAGCAGAAAAAACTGTTGAGGTTGCACCTCAAGAGGTAGCGGTAAAAACCGCACCAAAAAAACCAACAAAACCTAGTTGGGAAATTAAAGACAGAATCTATTATCTTAAAGGAAGCAAAACTCCTTTAACTTATACAATACCTGGTAGGCATACAAAAAAGCACGCGTTGCTTTATTTTGATAAAGTGTCAGGTAAGCAAAGAGAAATAAGATATGCAACAAACCAAGACTCACCACTTGTAGATGAACAAAATGGAGAGTGTACAATGGGGCATATTGTATTTAAAGATGGTAAAATGATAGTAGATGAATCTAAACAAAATTTACAAAAGCTATTATCTTTATATCACCCTTTAAAAGGTAAAGTTTATGAAGAATTTAGCGCTGTTGCAGTCGCTGAAGATGAATTAGACGTATTAGATCTTCAAATAGACGCTTTAAACGCTGCTAGAGAAATGGATGTAGATTTTGCAGAAGCAATATTAAGAGTTGAAATAGGCTCTAAAGTAAACAGTATGAGCTCTAAGGAACTACGAAGAGATCTAATGTTATTTGCTAGAAGCAACCCATCATTGTTTATAAGTCTAGCTAAAGATGAAAATGTACAGCTTAGAAACTTTGCTATAAGAGCAGTTGAAGCTAACATAATTAAGTTATCTGGTGATCAAAGATCATTTACATGGGGTTCAAATGGTAGAAAACTAATGAGTGTACCTTTTGATGAAAACCCTTACTCTGCTTTTGCCGCTTGGTTAAAAACAGACGAAGGTGTAGAAGTTTATAGATCTATAGATAAAAAACTATAAAAACAAGTGATACTATATATAGGCGGTTTCGGCCGCCTTTTTAGTATATAAAAAATAAATAAATGGCAGTAAATATAAACACGGTATATCAAACAGTCTTGTACATTATAAACAAAGAACAAAGAGGTTATATTACGCCAGCTGAATTTAATAGTTTAGCAACACAAGTACAAGACGAAATCTTCCAATCATACTTTCCTGATGGTAATCAAGTTAATAGAGTAAATCAAAATAATACTCAAAACGATACAGAATTTTTTGATATGTTTAAAGACATATCTTATAAATTATATCCTTTTGAAAGAAATGTCCAATTTG